TTGTTTGTAATGTCAAAACTGTTTGAAACAAAACTAAAGTTATTGCTGTTATCAACATTCATAACATTAACACTGTTGTTTGTAATATCAAAACTGTTACTGTTGAATGTTAAATTATTGCTGTTATCAACGTTCATGATACTAACACTGTTGTTGGTAATATCAAAACTTTGACTTACAATACTAACTGTGTTGCTGTTATCAATTGTTACGTTGTTGCTGTTGTCAATGTTTAAAACACTCAAGGAGTTGTTGGTAATATTATAACTGTTGCTGGTAAATGAAACATTGTTGCTATTATCAATGTTTAGTACATTTACGCTGTTGTTTGTAATATCATATGAATTACTAATAAATGCAATATTGTTGCTGTTATCTATTGATAAAGAATTTATAGTGTTGTTTGTAATTAAATATGAATTACTTGTAACACTCCAATTAAAACTATTATCAATATTTAAAACATTGTATTGTGTATCAACGTCAAGCACAGTTTGGTTAATCTGTATATCAAAATTTTGTGCTGTAATATTTACACTGTTATCAAACGCAATATCAAATATATTAATATCGTTGTTGGTAATATCAAAACTAACGTTTGTAAATGACACATTGTTACTGTTATCAATTAATAAGTTATTGTTTAAATTAAACACACTATTGTCAATTGTGATGTTGTTGCTTGCGTCGATTGTCATAACATTATTGAATGTTATATCTGAACTTGCATCGATATTAAACAAGTTTGTAGTTAAATTAAAATTGTTACTAGCATCAACATTCAATGTCATAGTAGAACTATTATCAATGAATATATTATTGTTATTACCTAACGCTAAGTTATTGTTAGCGTATATATAAATGCCTGCATCGGCACCTGCTTCAACAGTAATAGCACCATTTGACAAACCTCCTAATGCAGGAGGTGTGTATTCAAGTGTGCCAGTTGAGCTTTCATATACTAATGCACCTGTACCTTCATTTGGATACTGTACAATTTCAATTTCTGATAGCACTTGACTGACGGTAACACCAAAGTCGTTACCCGCAAAATCAACAATAGTACCGCCTGATGGCAAACGCAAGTTACCGTCTTGTTGGAATATCCATGTGTAACTGTTGTTGCTGTTATCGGTAATAATATTTGTAGTTTCAGTATTGCTGATTGTTGTATTTGTTGTTACAGTATTGATTACGTTGTTTGTAATTTCAACTGTTGTGTCACCTGAGTTAATATCAATATCAACACTGTTGTTTGTGATGTTAATAATATTATCACCGCTATTGATGTTGATATTCATAGCAGTTGTAATATTCATTGTTACACTGTTTGTAACATCAATGATCATATTGTTTGATAGATCAATACTGATTGTTACCATTGTAACATCTACGTTGTTTTGAATTTGTATTTCTTGTGTAATTACTCTAGCATTATCAACATTTACTGTTATAACGTTTTGCTCAATTCCTACCAGTGTGAACAAGTTTGAAAAGTTGTTGTTGATTTTTACAAATGCAGAATATATACACTCGCCATCTGTTGCAAGTCTACCTGATCCTACGTTAACTAATTCAAAACTACTCATATCTCATTCCTCAGTGATTCATCTTAATACTGTTAATTGTTCCGCCTACCCATTCTGTAATAAACGCACGTAGCCAAGTATAGTTGCCAGTAAAGTTGTAAACTACTGTTGTAGTTGTTGGATCAGTGTATTCTAATTTGAAAGGTATTTTTTCTGAATACCATAAACCTGTGGTAAGCACACACTGTGCTTCTTCAATAACAACTGGTGACCAATCTGTACCATCATTACAGTTTGTAAAAAATGGATCTTCTGGATCTACACCTAGTGTACCCTCAATCTCAATTGTGCCAACAAAATCAGTGATTGTAATTTGAACAGTGTGCAAACCATCATCGCGGCTGTAGTAGCCATCGCCCTTGAATTTTTCGCCTCTTACTGTCTGTGCAGAAGAGTCTCCTGGGTGTATTGTAGTAGGTAATAACGTTTCACTATTGCTCATATTTATATTTATCCATACGTTTTATTATCAGTTTCTTACCAAAATTTTCACAATCTTATCAGTTGGATCTGTGTCAGTATCAAATCTCAAATATGTGTAAACACCATTGAATGTGTTGAAAACTGGTCTAGTTTCTGTACCATCGAATGTCACAGTATCGATTGTTGCCCAACTGTTTTGTCCAGTAATTTGATTGTCTAGTGTGCCTTTGATTGTTATATCACCTACAAAGCCATTGTTGTTGTGTGCATCGGTGTAGAACTGAACAGTGTGTACTGCTTCGTTTTTGTTTTGTTTTGGCATGGCAGTAATTTTGTTGATATCATCGTATCCAGCAACCCATGTGTCGTTGACTTGCATCCAGTTTGTAACTGTGTTGCTGCTGCGAATAGTTGGGTGTGTACAATCGTCAATATAGATATGTCCACACGCATCAAACCCTCTATTTGTGTATGTTACAACTCTGCTGTCACATGCTTCTTTTTGATACACAACATAACTCAAATACTGAGAAGGCAAACTCAACAAGTCGTTTTCAGTTACAGTAACATAAAACATACCTTTGGTATTTTTGGTTGAGCCGTCATCTTGTACTGTACCTTCGTAATATAGCACTTGATCTTTTTCTTCATCAAATGCTTCAAACACCATTACTTGTCCGCTGATGTCTACGGGTTTTTGATCAGCGTTGAGCATTCTAAATTGTATTTTATTGTCAACGCCCTTATATACTTTTAATTGTCTGCTATACACTGGTCTATACTCCACAACGAATCCTATATCGTTTGAAACAACCGTAACATCATTTTTGTATAAATATCTAGGTATAAGTTGCATACAGGATCCTTAACTACTACTATATTTATTAAAAAATGCTATTAAAAGATATTGAACAAAAATTTCCATACTTGAGTGTTGTCGCATATGGCGGAAACGAATATATAGGTGTGATTGTTAATCAAGATCCAACTATAACAACAATGTATATCTACACCAAATTAAAGTCTGATGAACACAAAGCACTGTTGATTGAACTAGGAGAAATTTGGTGGTGGGAATCAAATCGTATGATTCCAATCAATATATTTTTGAGAAACGAAATAGCAGAATTAAATTATAGTTTAATATCTATGAATTCAAAAGATGTTAAAGTTGTTATTGGACCATGTGTAAATTTAAACAACTTGACTATGAAACGTGTTAAACGAAAAAGTGTGCAAGTTATGCGGAAGCCGGCTCGCTGAGTTGTTCGCATACAAGATTCATATGAACAACACATGCCATAGCATATGAAATAGCGTGTGCTTTTTTAAAATAGTATGATCCGTCAGTGGGTGCAACCCACACATTTTCTAATATCGTTTGCCAAGTTTCGTTGACAAGATGGCGTTTGGCAGGCCGAATCATCGCTAACACTGCTGCCAACTGTTCTACGTTTGTAGGGTTTGTTTTGCGAAGAATCTCTCCGTGACCGGAGATATGAAAGATAAGATCTACAAAATCGTCGTGTTGTAAGAGACTCCATTCAGGTTCCTTGTTCATTAAAAGTTGTAAGTGTTCATTATCGATAATATCATTATAGATGCTAACATTCAAAAAATCTAATTTAAAGTATCCTCTGTCTTCTGCTGTTTTGTAATCAATAGTGCTCAAGTTGTCCACAGGATTGTGCGGACACTCAGTAACGTATACACCGGTGTTGTGTTTTTTACCTGTATCTAGTTTTGCCACACGGTGTTGTATCTTGTCTAATATAACACTGCGATCAGCAAAGTCGATATCAATATCAGGCATTTATTTTACTCCAATGATATTCGCCTTCTTTGGGCGTGTTCCCAATATACTCTTCTCCTGTCTCTCTGTCAACCAGTTTCCACTTCATAGGAGCACGAGTTTTAATAACCAGTTCTACAGGCTCCTCAAGTTCATATACTTGCACTCCATCTTTAAGTTTTCTAAAGTTAGTCAAGTTTGCCTTCCTCTCTGAGTTTTGCCCTAATTTTTGTAGCACTGATGTTGTGTATCTCTTCTCCTAAATCGTGTTGTGTAAATGTGTATCCTACACCACGACCGTAACTGATATCTACAATGTTTGGCACTTGCATGATAACATACTCTACACCTTCGGTAAAGTCGTGTTCTGCTAGTCCTGCAACAATGTTTTGACGTACTTCATTCCAACGAAATGGATTATCATCTTGTGTTGCTGTGCGTCCTGCACCTGCGTCTTCTCCTACAATGCCTCCAACATCACGTACCATAATACAAACTTGTCCTGTTTCAGCAAGTGCTTTTTTAAACAATGCAGTATGTCCATCGTGCCATGGCTGCCAGCGTCCAAGCATCTGTGCTGTAGGTTTTTTCCAATCAAACATTATTTCTCTCCATCCAACGTTGTACAACTTTCAGTAACACTTCATGTGTATCACTAAACCACCCTTCTACATGATAATCACAATGAGGCGGATCTACAAACATTTTATTTGTATCTTCAAACCTGCCTTCTTTGATTGTATCCATCCATACAGTAAAGTCGGGGTTAAACTCACTACGTGCTTGTTCTGTAGGACACACAAAGTCAGTAACTGCAACTTTGCCTGCACGTACAACACCGTCCGCTAGATAGCGCATACGTGCTGCTTGACGCATACGTCCTTCTGGTGAAAAGTCCCAGTCGTTATAATGACTTCTAACTTCGTCTGCATTAATATGCACACCTCCAATTAAGTCAGCAAAAGGTTTTGCTAACGTGGTTTTGCCACTACCTGGCAAACCAAATATTAAAATTTTCATAAATTCATTTCCTTGATAATTTGTTTTGCAAATTCTACATCTTTTGGTTGACGTTTAAATCTCAATGCCCAATGACTTGGATCTAATACAGCACCAAGCATATTTAGTTGTTCGTCGTTGAAACTATTTAAAACTTGTTTGCCACTGGCACAGTTGAGTACTAACCACGGCGATATCTTACCGTCTTTAATATCCCAAGTAATTCTGTTTGTACTTGCGTATGCAAAATAATGATTATATACACTATCCTTTTCTTTTGCCCAATCGCTCATAGTTTGTATGCTACGTTCTAGTGCTGTTTCAACACCTTCTTTGCGAATAAGTTCAATAGCATATTTTTCATACATTGCATCTCTGCACCAGTGATCGAGTTTTACGTTACTGGTAACAACATAATCAATATACTTGTCAGGGTAAAGAGGCCTAACATTATTAACAAAACTGCCGAACTTAACAAAAGCATTGTAAAACGATGACTTAACAAAGTCTTCATATGTTTTATCCTTTTTGTGACCTGCACTTAATTTATAAAATCTTTGAAATGCATAAAACCCTACTTGTGTTGGTTTGTCATCTTTTTGTAGCCAACGTCTTTTTGGCTCACACACATGCGCTATCAGTGTGCTTTCTTTAACATAACTTTTACCACAATATTCACAAGTGTAATTAGATGTCAACTTTTTCGTACCCGTGTTCTCGGGCGAGTTCTTTGATTTCTTTTTTTGTAGATATTCTAGCAAGTGTTTCGACCTCGTCCATCTTCATGTCTGGATATATTTGTGCTAATAATTTTACTGCTTTGCTGCTGTCGTCTTTTTTCTTCTTTAATCCGATCCAAGGATGGAATTGTTTTTTACCTGTTTTACCTGCAACACATAACAGTTGCCATTGCAGTTTAACATGATTTGTTCCGCCTAATACATTCCAGTTTTTGTTGTAATATTCATTAACTTTAAACACTGCTAGTGCAGTCTTTTCATAGTTGCCTTTGACACTACTAATATAACGGTTTAGGTTCCATAAGTCAAGTTTAATATCTTTCTTGCCATCTTCGCCAGCAGCATCATACAGCTCTTTGAAACCCATATCAATGCTTGGAATAAGTTCTTTGAATAAGTCTAGTTCTTTGTTTGCCACTTTTCTAAATCCTCTGGCGTGTTAATTTCAATACCGTCAAACTCAACTTCTACTACGCCAATCTTTTGTCCGTTTTGTATCCAACGTAGTTGTTCTAGTTTTTCAATATCTTCCTCTGCGTACTTGGTGCTAGTAGTATATACAATCTTTGCTTCTCTGTTATAGCCATACACACCCAAGTGATGATCACCGTATGTGAGACTTGCACGTAAGAACCAATGCGCTCTACCTCTGCTGTGTATCATTTTAACACTGTTTGGATCATTTCGCAAGTTAAAATCCATTGGTGTATATGCAGTTGCTACGTCACTAAACTGTAATGCACCTTCTACAGCACGTATAATATCTTCTGTGATGTCTGGCATATCGCCTTGTACATTTATATATCTATCATATTGTAACACTTCGTCAATAACTTGCATACAGCGTTCTGTGCCATTTTCTGCCTCACGTGTCATGAGACATCTATTGGCACCCATATAGTTGTAAATGTCTTGATGATCAGTTAGCACATAAGTATCAAGGCCTGTAGCAGCACACTTGTTGTAAACGTGTTCCACCAATGGCACACCTTTTAGTATTGTCATCATCTTACCAGGAAAACGTGTGCTTGCATATCGTGCAGGTATTAGTATTGCCGTTGTCATTTGTTGCCTTTCTATAATCTACCAAATGCCCATTTTCTTTCTTCGCACCACCAACAGTTATCACAATGAGATTCAAATGTTGTTGTTGGTGTAGTACAACTTCTTGTTTTATCAAATAAATCTTCTATGCCTAGAATACGGTATGCGGTTGCAACATCACGTTTATCATGATTTTTCATAGGTGAAAAATGTTTACCATTTATTACGTGTGAATGTTTTTTGCTCCTATCGTCATCTAATTTGTCGTATTTTTTTGCAAGTTTGTTAAAACTATGATCTTGAGGTTTTGCAGTTATTGCTGTTATAAATCCTTCAATACCTTCTTGGTAATGTCTACGTTTTTGTTTTTTCATAAAATCAAGTTTTTCAAAACCTGTTCCTGAAAAGTTATGTACTAAGTGTTTTCCTAACTTTATCGGATATCTTGCTATTGTATACTGTATTATATTTTTTGAAAATATTTCTTGAAAAGGTGCCTCAGATTCTAATATAGTGAATGGAAAGATTGTTTGATTAATACTATTTTCAAAAATATATTTTGCTGTATAATAAAACAATAACGCAGAATCTGCACCACCACTTATACTAAATGCCAAGTTTTTTTTATTTCTTGGATAGTGTTCATTATAAATATCATCTAAAAATAGTACACCTGGTATCAACGAAAACTCCGTACAGTTTGATTGATGTGATATAGTTGACGCACTGTTTCTGCAAAGTCTTCCAAGCGTAGCATATTAGGCCCATCACTTGGTGCATTATCTGGATCAGGATGTACTTCTAAGAAGAAGTTATCAACACCCATGCCAGCGGCAGCATTAGCAAGAGCTGGAACATAAGCCCTATTACCACCACTGCTGTCACCTTGGCCTCCTGGCTTCTGGACTGAGTGTGTGACGTCAAATACCACAGGAACAGGAAAGTTGTCACGCATATACTGGATGCCAGTAAAATCAGTGACCAAAGTATTATATCCAAAACTAGTACCTCTTTCTGTTATCCAAACTTCTTTTGCACCATAGTGTGCTGTTTTACTTAGTATTCCTTTGACATCCCAAGGTGCTAGGAACTGTCCTTTTTTAACATTTATAATACAGCCACTATCACAAGCTGCTTTGATTAGATCAGTTTGTCTGCACAAAAACGCAGGTATTTGCAGCACATCAACACTGCTGGTCATTCTATTCCAGTCTTTGATTTGATACACTTGTGACACATCATGCACATCAGTTAGTGTTTTTATTTCTAAACTTTTTTTGATTATATCAAAATGTTTTAGTGTATCTTCTAAACCAATGCCACGTTTGCCTGTTATGCTTGTGCGATTGGCTTTGTCAAAACTTGCTTTAAAGATATATTCAATATCAAATAAATCACATACACGTTTGCATTCTTTAGCAATATCAAAACTATGTGATAAACTTTCGTGCTGACACGGTCCGGCAATAATTCTCATGTTAGTCTCCGTCTCTTATAATATAATAGAGATCCAGTGTTTTGTCAAGTTGTTTCCGCAGTGTAGGATGTGTATCTGCCAATGCAAATAGTTCTCGCCAACTGTCGTATCCTAAATATCCTTGTGCTTTTGCTACGCCCTCTGCATCTCCACCTATGATCCATCTTCCTGGATAAATGCTTTTTTTAGGCTCATCTCTAAACCGTGCATAAACTACACCTTGAGCTCTCTCATATATAAGAGCTTCGCCTGCTAGGTCTTCATTTTTTGGTCTAAGCATCACGCATTCCGTTAAACACTGTTTTTGTAAACTGTTGATTATCGTTATCAATATCACCGATTAAGTTGTATGGTAAATCCAAGTTTTTCAACAGTGTGTTAAAAGCCTTTACATCTTTGGGCAAACACATGCCACTGTATCCACGCAACTGTTTATTAACATCTAAATACAAATCGTTAGTCTTACCTGTTGTTACATATGCATCTTTTATTTTACTGTAATCACATTCAAACTGCTCTGCAACTTCGTAAAAAATATTTGCAAAAACAATACGCAATGCAGCATACGTGTTGTTATAATATTTAAGTATTTCAGCTTCTGTAGGTGATAGTTGTTTTGTATTTTTTGGCAAGTGTCCATGTGCTTCAACAATCTTTTTGTATACATACGGATCGTTTGTGCCCACAGCCAATAGTTCGTGATTGTTAATAAAGTCGTCGGCTGCACAGCGTTCACGTAAAAACTCTGGAGCAAAACAGATACGCAAATCTGCATATCTTGCAATCATAGATTCTGTAAATCCAACACTAACTGTGCTGCGAATGCAAACAATTCCTTTATAATCAAGACTGCTTAAATCGTCAACTACTTGTTCTACAATTTCTGTGTCACAATCATTTTCTAGATTTGGTGTTGGTACACAAACAAAAACTATTTCTGTATCTAATACATCTTTGATTTCTGTATCAAACTTAATATCGTGCGTGATAACTTGATGTTGTAGTAACGTAAAACCAGCACTGTTTGCACTGCCCACAACACCCATTCCTATGATTCCTAGTTTCATAATAAACTTTCCACTGTTTTCTTTAATCCTTCTTCCAAAGGCGTATAATCTGTAAATCCTGTTAGTGTTTGAACAAGAGTAGTATCAGGACATCTACGAGTAGCACTACCTTTAAGTCCAGGCAAGATTTCTAATCTATCTGGGTTAATGCCCATGTAACCCATTATCATTTTTGCAACTACTGAAATACTTATTTCATTGTCGTTACCGACATTTACGGTTTTGTTACTGACATTATTTACAAGCATGTCTGTCATAGTAACAGCATCATTTACATAACAAAAACTGCGTGTGTCATTGCCGTTGATATAGTACAATCCGTTTTTGCATCTTTCAATAAACTCGTTTACAAAATGATCAGTTTGTCCTGGACCGTACACATTAAAGTAACGAATAATCAAATAGTCAAGTCCACTGTTTGCAACTAGATTCTCTCCTAGTGCTTTTGGAATACTGTAACTCCAACGAGGATTGGTAATATCGTTGTACATAATAGGCACTGCTTCATCTGTAGGCACATGATAGTATCCGTTGTCAATAGTGCTGTTGAATATTTCACAAGTACTAGCAAACACAAACTTTGTGTTGGTATTTCTGTAGCGTTCAATAAGATTTACAGTGGGCAATGTGTTGTTGATTAACACATCTGTAGGATGATCGTAAAACAACCGTGTGCCATTAGTTGCAGCTAGATGCACTATTACATCAGTATCGGGCATGAGTTTTGTTGTATTTGAATCAGCTAAGTCTTCGCCTCTAATCTTTTTATCATATGGAACAACATGTCTTTGCTGTTCTTGCAAAAACTTATAGTAATGACTGCCTATAAAACCATGCGATCCTGTAAGTAACATTTTCATTTTCTATTGTACCATTTCTTTTTTTCAGGGCCTTTGTCGTGTGTAAAATAGTAGTTAAGTGGACAATGATTTAGCGGAGTGTGAGTATCTACATTTTTGTATTTCATGCTAGACAGATTGAAAACATATTTTTCAAAATGACTTGCTGCTAACATACACACCTGTCCATCATACCATCTTTGTATTTGTTTTGGCTTACTATTCATTGTATAATACATTTCGTATTTGTCAACAAAGTTGTTGTATTCCGGATGCTTTTTGTTGAATACTACATAGCCACTTTCTGCACTATAGCCAGTATCACCTAAATAACTGTGATCAAATAATCCAACAAGTTTTTCTTTTTTCAAAGTATTGTCAATGATGCTGCCATCAAACTTGTTATGAAATATTATGTCACTGTCTATCCAAATCAACCTATCTGCGATAATATGTTTCAGTGCATATAAAAAAGCAAAACCTTTTTTAGCAAACTTTTGTTCTTTACTGTTGTTGGTTTTAGTGCAAAAGTTTTGCCAATCGGGTTTACAAATATAGTTCCAATCATAAACTTTTATTCTGCTATCAAAGTTTGATTCAACATTTTCTGCAATAACACAAAGTTCAAAACTTGAATCAGCATATTGATAAAAAGTATCCATCATTCGTTTACCACATAAATCATAATAATCTTGATTCATTGTGGTAACGAATGTGTACTTGCGTTTCTTGGTGCCTAGTGTTTTATACTTCCGTGCCAACCGATCGTCTTACAATATCGTTATGATTAAACTCTGCCCAGTATAGTTCAAACGCTACACCATCTTCAAGTCCTTCAAACTGATGAATAACACCTGGCTTGACTTGTGTAAAATCGCCTGGACCTAAAATAGTTTCATCAACTAAATCATAATCTTTCTGCCAAACACGCACAAGCATTTTACCCGACTCTACAAAGAAGCCATTCCATTTGAACCTATGTTCGTGTTCGCTACATTTATAACCTGCTTTATATTCAATACGATGAAACTCTAGTACACCGTTAGCGTGGATAAGTTCAGTCTGTCCCCAAATCTTTCCTGCTTTCATTATTCTTCTCCTTCAAAAAAATCAGCAAACAATCTTAAGCCTGTTTCCCAACTAATAGGCTTATTACCTATTTGTGGTTTAAAACATATTGTCCATCTACCTGGAGCATCTTCTGGATTGTATGTATCGTGCCAAACACCAGTGTTTACTAGTGTAGGTTTATTAGTATTTGCCTCTCCAATTTTTACACAATCTTCAATATTTGCGTACTCAACTAAACCATCATACATACGCTGATCGTCTGAAATATGAGGCTGTTCTTTAAAACTTTTAGTTGCATCATACCATCTAATAACACCACCGTCAACTCCGTAGCTAATGTTGATTTTACATAATCTATCACCGTCGTGATGAATAGGAATACTTTGACCTGGCGATGTATAAAATGCTTCAACCTCGTCTAATCCAGCACCGCACATTGCGACAAACTCCTCCATTTGTTCATCGAAATATCCATACTTTTCTGTGATATTTTCTTCATTAAAAGGATGTGAATACGTTACTTCTAGTAGTGCATCAGGTCGTTTTATTTCAAACGGTAATTTTAAATATCTGTATAGGTTATTCATAGTAGCTTTCCAAAATCAATTATTTCGCTTTGTCTATTTACATCTTTCACAAAAAATGCACACAAACTATTTTCTTTTTCTTCTATAGGAATACTTAGTAAATGTCCATTTCGCATTTTAGGAAAAAACCATTTTACATCGTTGTAAAAGTTTGTTATTTCAACTGTGCCAAACTTAGGATGGGTACTAGTTAAGGGATTAAATAAAAACGCTTCAAATCCTCTTTCGTTTAAACTAGTTAAAGGTAAAACTTCTAAATCACTACCTGCTTGACTACATCCAACAGCTAAACACCAATCTAACGGCATTGTTATTTCATTACCGTTTATTTCTAAAACTACAGCAGGCGAGTTAAAGGACTCTAAAAAGATTAAAGGATTAAAAAAGAAATCTGGTTCTTTAGGATTACTGTTATCTAATATAGAAAATCTTATTTCGTCGTCTATTGTTTCGGGTATTTTATTCAAAGAAAACGATGTGTTTTCAAGTGTTAATATTCTCATTTATTTCCAATCTACTTTTTCTATAGTGAATGGGTACTGCGCCTCTTTGTAAAACTTTTTACGTTGAGTAAGGTGCCGCTTCGCAAACTTACAAGTGCTTGTAAGATCCCATATTTGCACGAAGTCTTTGTCCTTTGCCTTTCTAACGCCTCTACCTATAGATTGAATAACTCTAACAAAACTTTTTCCAGGTTCAATAAGTACAAGGTTAAAAATACGAGGGATATTAATACCAACAGCAGCGACACCATAAGTGGCAATAACCACTTGATTATCTGCCGTGTTGATTTCGTCATACGCATCTTTTCTATCCTTTAGTTTTACATCGCCTTTTACGAATGTTGATCCTGGTATAAGTTCTTGTAGCATCTCGCCTGCACTAATCCTATCTACAAGTATTAGAGTATTGCCTGATTGTTTTACACTGTTTAATAGTTTGCCTATATATTCGATTCTTGCTTGATTTGTTGTTAAATATTTTAATTCTTCTTGATAGTTTGTATGTGCTACTGTGTCAATAAGTTGCACAATATTAACATGACATGCTGAAAGCACTCCTTTGTCTTGTAGTTCTTTTGCAGTAATCTCGCCAATGACTGGACCTAAACTTGCGTGTATACTTTCAAACTCAAACTTTTCTTTAGGTACAGTGCCTGTTAGTCCCCAACGTATCGGAGCATTACGCAAGTTACGTGTTAACAAGTTTTTAAGAACTTCTGCTTTTGCTTGGTGTACTTCGTCCACAATAACTGTGCTTACACCTTCTAAAAACTCTGCAAGACTTAAAACTGCTTCGCCATCCTTGTGTCTTTTGTCTAAAATGTTTAAACTTTGCCATGTACAAATAGTATGTGTTTTGTTTAACATCTTTCTATCGCCAAAATACACACCTACATCTAGTCCACAGTTAATATAGTCTTCTTCAGTTTGTTCAACTAGACTTTTGTTAGGAACAATAACAAGACTACGACCGTACTTTTCACTCATGTGTGACAGTGTAGCAGTTGTAATAGTTTTACCTGCACCTGTTGCAATCTGTTGCAGGCTTTGTGGATTGTTTGCAAAGTTGTTGATTGCTTCGACTTGATAGTCACGCAGAATGATTTCTTCACCTTCTGCAGGATGTCCTTTAGGCCAGCATACACCTTGGTCAGCCCAATAGCGTTCTGTTACTGGTGCAAAGCTCAAGTCGATTGGATGACGTCTGTCTTCAATATCAACTATTTGAACATTGTTTTTAGCAAGTACTTCAGTAACAATATCCAAGTGATTAACATAGCCAGTACCGCCAATACCAAAAAAAGCAACTTTGCCGTCCCACCTGCCAAGTTTATACTGTGGCATATATCGTGCGTATGGCACATCAAACTTGAGAGCATTTGATAACTTTCGCCGTACATCTACATCTAATCCTTCTAGTTTGATGTTTACTTCATCTTCTATGATAAGTTTACATGTTGCCATCTAGCATATCTTTCAGTTAGTGGAATCTCTTCGTCATAATATATAAATAGATCACTATTTACTATATACTTTTTTACATGTTTAGTTGTTGGTATACTACTCAAACTTAACACACACATTGGCATCCACTTTGTTCTCAATAATAACTTTGGTAGTTTATTCTTTTTAATATACACTATTTCAGTGGTGTTGTCAACCCAGTTGTTTAATCTATTGTCTTTTACAAAGGTATTAATATTTTCAGAATCGTCTTTGTTATCAGTTCTAAACAAAACACTTTGTTTTTCATCACTTATAAAGTATTTAAATGCATTATATACATTATATACTTGATTGTATTCTTCGTTATCGTCTATTAAAACTAGTATAGGAAATCTATTAAGATGTAATATAGATTCTGCTAGATTTTGAATCGTATACTGACTTGGTTTTACTAGACATTTAATATCTTCTCTTGATGCAATAACAGCAGGCAATGATGAACTAATATTATACTCTACAAAGTCTAATCCGTATCTTCTTTTCCTATCTAGTAAATGTAATCCTGTGTACTCTTTTCCAAGTTCTTTTTCGATCAAACTTTTACTATCGTCTTTGATATTTGAAAAAAGTTGATTATTATAGCAGGTTTTGTACTCAAATTCGTTTGACAGTACATAACAGATTTGGTTGTAATAATCTAATAGTTCTTGATCTATTTCAAACGATGTGTCTTTGAACAGTTTTATAACTTGAAAAATCATATCTTCATTTAGTCTATAAAAATGCTCATGCGATCCTTTTCTATGCACATATTCTTTATGCTTGAACTGTATGCTGTTTATCTTCATTATATCTTTTTTGCTAAAAGGAAATCTTACTTTAATCCATTTCCAGTCAGATTTTGAAGATTCGTATACCATATTAGAATATACATCTTCTGTATCTACTATTTTAATATATTTAGAACGATCAATAGTACGCAAAGGTTGTTTGGATAAAATATCAGTAGGCATTTCTGGAAACACACTAGACAGAATGGTTTTGCACAAGTTGTATTGCCTATCTGTAAGTGCTGTTCCTTTTGCACATTGGCGTTCTATGCTTTCTAATATTTGCTTGTTTTTATCTTCAACACCAATGTCTCTTACATAGTGAGTGAGATATTGTTCTATATATTCAAACATTTATTTGTCCTAAAAGTCTATCTAAAGGTAATCCTGCTGATATTTCTTCAACCGTATACTCTGTCCAAGCATAATCATTTAACCATTGTTGTCTATCAGGATAAGGAATATTTTGTAACTGTCTTACATTATTCATAGCAACTGGATATGCAAGACTGCTTGGTCCTACAAGAGCAGGAACTCCATTTATTACGCTATGTATACCAGGGTTACTGCTATAACTTACAGTAGCGTGTATTCTTTCAAAGTTCAAATCGAAATCATCATATGTATTGTCAATATGTCTAGGTTCTTGTCTGATAACATTTTTATATTGATGTTCTATTGCTTCTAATCTGCAACGAGGGTGCGGACGAAATATAATAGGCAAATCAGAAACAGTTTGGAGTGCCCATATTGTATCCATTACCCATTTGCTCATTCGAGGCATGTCTCTCCACTGAAGACTCTTTTCGTGTTGTCCGCAGATTAGTAAGTATTCGCCTTGTTTACGCCAGGGTCTTAAAAATAACCCCTGACTTTCAGCTCTACTATTATCCATACCAGTAGGACCGAAATAAGCATCACGATTAATTCCATTTAATCCTACCTTCCAAGTTGTGCCACGTTTTATGCCACCTACTTCTAAAACAATCACAGGCTTATCGTGTTTTTGACATGCATCCCATACTTCTTTGTTTCTTAACATACGTCCGTGAAATAACACACTCCATATTACATGTACATCAGCATCTTCTATTCCACCTTTAATAGATGTAAATCCTTTGTTTAAAAGACTTTTTTCAAATGCATCAAATATAGGCTTGCTATTTAAAGCACCGTATTCTCTCCACAATCTAAACTTCATGAGTAAATAATAACATATTTTAAAAGGAACGTCAATGTCAATTACAGTAGTATCAACATTTCATAAACCGGTTTTAGATTTATATGGACAAAGATTTGTTGACAGTTTTAGCCAAAACATAGATAAAAATATTAAACTACTGTTGTATGCGGAAGATTGTGTTCCTGGGAGTAATGATTCTCGTATTACCATATTAGACCAAAAAACTAGTTTACCAAAACTTTTAGCATTTAAACAGCGTTGGAAAGATGTGCCAAAAGCAAACGGCAAATGTCCTCCAGAAATCAAAGCTCGTCGTCCAAGAGATTGGCACAAAGAGTTTAAATGGGATGCTATAAGATTTGCTAATAAAGTATATGCAGTATTTGATGCTGCCGAACGCTGTGATACAGATTGGATTGTGTGGATGGATGCAGATACATTTGTACACTCAGCTTGGTCATATGAAAACTTTAAATATTTCTTACCTGAAAAAACTTGGCTTGCTTATATGGGCAGGGGTAAAAAATGGCCAGAATGCGGTTTCTATGGTATCAACTTAAAAACAAAAGTTGGAAAAGAGTTTTTAAAAGAGTTTGAACATGTATACGAACATGCTGAATATGGAATATTCAGAATGGAAGAATGGCATGACAGTTATGTTTTTGATGAAGTTTTAAAAAAGATTAAAAACAAATATCCAAATGAACTGATTAATAATATAAGTGGAAACTTGATAAACGGCGAAGGACACCCTATCATTAATAGTGATTTAGGAAAATACATTGATCACTTAAAAGGCGATAGAAAAGAAATAGGCAAGAGTAATAAACCAAAAGATCTTATTGTAAAACGCAAAGAAGCCTATTGGCAATAGTTTCTCATATGTTTCCAGCAAGAGCCGTTTGCAAGTTCCTCGAAGTTCCAATGGAACATACTAATACGTTGTAACCAACGTTCTCTATCATACAAGTTTGGATTTTCAATCAATCTAAAATCAGTATTACTTACTTCTCTATTTTGGCTGCTTTCAGGATCTGTTACAAACGAATGATAACCTTGTATAATAGGTCCAACTGCTGCGCTGCTATTATGATTTACAACTGCCCATGCTTTTGAAAGTTCTTCTTCTAAAGATTTTCCTTGTAAACTTATTTTGACATTAGGTAGATTTTTAAGTCTAGTTTTGTTTACGTTTAGATATATTGGTGCTTTTTTATCTCCAGGATGTGGTCTAACTAAAATAGGTCTATCGCTGTGTTGTCTAATCTTGCTTATTGTATCTAGTGCCCATTGTTCGACGTCATATCCTTTCATGCTCCAGCCGCCTTGACGCTGAAGCATTAATATAATCCATTTACCTTGTTGTTTTGTATCTTCTATTTTTATGCCAAGATGCTTGCTTATTTGTCTCCAACGTTTTGGATTAATATTATCATCGCAGTACAATCCTGTTTGTGGAAATACACCATTAAAACTATACCTTAAATAACCAAAAGGATTTGTTTTATCTTTATAGTTAAACAAACTTGCATCTGCACAAGCAACAAATTTTTGTTTTTGTATTTGTGTATCTATTACAGTTTTACGTAATCTTAAATGAGGAGAGCTAATGTTGTCGTATACCCATCCTTGTATAACTCCTACATCGCAATCTTCTATAGTATTTCCTGTGTGCAGTATGCCTTGATCTCCTGCGGCATTTACTCCTTGTGCAAACTTAATAAGCAGCTCTGTTTTTTGTTTATTACTATTTCGAGCTGGAACACTATTATAATAACTAACTACTTTCATTTACTATATTCCATGCATAACCACTTACCATTTCCGCTGCGGTAAACTGACAATAGGAAAGATGTTTTGCAAATGCTAGTACTTCTCCTTTTGTAGGAATATGTAAACTTCTAACATCGGATATATGTGTGTTACATAAAACTGTTGCTGCATTTGGTGCTAATGCAATAGCAGGTTTGCTCATTAATAATGCCTCTGTTGCAGCAATACTATTAAATGTTACTAAACAAACAGCATCTTCTAATGCTTGCCATATTGTATCATTATTAACTCTGTCTTCTCTACTAGGTTTTAGCCTTACCTTAATGGGTATATTTGTATAAGTTTTAATCTGGTCGAGTGTTTCTTCCATCCATTGATTTAAATCTCTACCATAAAACTTCATTACCTTTTCACTAGGAGGACAAACCAATATATAACTACCCCCTGTTGGTTTTGTATAACTCCAATTTAGTTTACGTAATCTGTCCATTGATCTATCTTTTATTGGACCTAGATTTTGTAATGCATTTTTTGTAATGCGATGATATTCTTTTTTCTTGCCAGGTTGAATATAACCTGTATCTATCGCATAAAATGTTCTGCCTATTGACATACATTGTTTTAGAGCTTTTTGACTAGTGCCTCCTAAGCCTCTTATAACTAAGTCGTTATCGGTATTTTCTTCGGTTTTCCAATCACTAATGATTCCGCCAGCACCTAAAATAAAATCTCTACAATACGGATCGTAAATGTCGCCTTTTTTATCGTAGTTAAAATCACCTGGATCAGGTATAATGCTTGCAACTTTTACACCCATGTTTTTTACCTCTATTTTATCTTCACTTGTAAACCATTTTTCTTGTGGATCAATCTTATCATATAAACTTGCATTTAGATTTGCTTTTATAACATCAGAGTAAGTAGTATTATTAATATACCTAGGACGTTCTTTCTCTAGTCTGACCTTTTTTTTTGATCTTCTAGTTCCTTGGTGAGATACAAGCGTTCTGCTTTGTAATACTCATTTGCATATTCGCAGTCTTGATAATCTTCAAACCAAGGACCACCTTCTGTGTAATGTAGTGCTTTTGGTTTACCATCGTCTGGCTCTTTGTACCAGCCAACTAGCCAGTTCCACTCGTGACTGATTGCTCCAATCTTGTCATCGTCTAACCAACTAAATCTATGAAACCATGCACCAGTTTTGTGTTCATCATTTACACACTCGGGTGTAAGAATACTATTGTCAGGATGGCCTGCGTTAAACAAAACTGCACTACTCCAGTTTTTTCTTGGATAAATGTGCTGATCTTTTCCATCCATCTTTGTGCCAGCTTTTGGAGTGTAATCGTGTTGCGCACACATGACTGCAAACTTGTCATTTGTTTTGGCAAACAACTTTGCAACATCATCTAGGAAAATAAAATCACAATCGATAAACAAAGCCCATCCCTCAAAGTTTGCAAGTCTAGGAACTAAGAATCTTGTAAAAGTAAATTCTGTGCTTGCAAGTGTATCTACTGCACGAGTATACATTCCATCTCTGCGTAAGTTATGTTGTTTTAATGGTATTACTTTTACAGGCACAGATGCATGTTTCAAAATACTTGCTTTACATGCTTGAAATGCAATATCTTCTCTACTGTCCCATCCAACATATATTCTAAGTGGTTCAATCTCTTCGCTCAATATCATTCTCCGTTAGTTCTTTTCCCATCCAAACTTCAACTACTTTAGCATCTTTGTTGTCAATGTTAACTGCCTTGTGCCACCAGCCAACAGGAATATCAATACTGTCTCCTGGTGTTAGTAGTGTGCTAGTTCTTCTGCCTATTTTATCTTCAAGGAACATATTTATAACACCGTCAACTACATGCCAATGTTCACTGCGTTTGAAGTGGCGCTGATCGCTTAGTGCCTTTCCTTGATAAAATGTAAGTTCTTTAACCTGCCATTCGCCGTTGCGATCTAATATTTTATATTCGCCCCAAGCACGTTTGGTTACAGGCTTTTCCCAGTTTTTTAATATCCAACTCGAACTGTTCTTTTTATCTTCTCCGCCAACACCAAATACAAAATCTACGTCTTTGTGATCGCCATATATTTTTTGTTCAGGTATTTCTCCGTCAACTCTATCTCCACCGTTAGCGACAATCAACTTACCACTGTTTGTAGCCAGCAAATAGCCAATGGCTTGTGTTGTACCTCCGGTATCATCGTCTTTAACAAGTATAACCTCGTCTACCATATCTAGATGCTTAACGATATTTGCTCTTTCAACAAGTGGCATAAATGGCTTGCCTTTTTTATTAACAAGCCATTCGTCACTGTTGAGTCCAACAACCAGTTTATCTCCTAGTTGCTTTGCTGCTTTGAAATATTCAATATGTCCGCTATGTAGTGGATCAAATCCGCCTGTAACTAATACTGTGGTCATACGGTATTTACTACTTCCAACCGAATATGTAATCTTTTCTGACATTACCTAAGGACACTGCACCTAGTTCTCGCAAATAGTCTGCTGCTTGATATTTTGATTCAGGATGCTGTTCTACTATAACAATAGGTTTGTATTTTAGTATTGTATCTTTACCGCCTTTGACTACTTCTAGTTCGTGACCTTCACAGTCAATTTTTAACATTCCAAACTTAGGTAAATCTAAACTATCTAATGTCTTAATATCAATAGTGCCTTGTCCTACTTTGCTTACAAAACTACCGCCTGTGTTTTCACTATCATAGGTCATAGTAACTTTGCTATTGGTAGATCCAAGTGCAAACTTATTAATCTCTACAGGTAAATCTTTACAGTTCATTTCTAAACAACTATAAACTTGTTCAAGTGGTTCAAATGCAATAACTCGATTAAACTTTTCTACTAAATGTTTAGACCATAATCCAACGTTTGCACCCACATCAACTGCAATATCAAAGTCTTTTACATATTTGTATGCTTCTGCTCTAGTATCGTCTTGGTATTGTGGAGGCCCACCTTTTTTTATTCTTTTTGCTATAAGACGTTCAAAATGCTCATCGGTATCGGGCATCCAATATTCAAAAACTTTTTTCATGATTTTTCCAATACAACAATATATTTTACAACATGTCTTGGAGGTCCTTTTTTAACTTTGGCATATCTTTCAGTTATTTCTTCATGAATAATATTCCATCCATTTAATGATTCTATTTTTTTCTTCCACCATTTAGGATTTTCAATAATTAAATGGGCATTACGACCGTCACTTAATGCTTTCTTTGCAGGATGACATGCTATTAAATGATATTGATATCTTGTAGATCTAGCACACAAATCATTAAGTGTTTCATCAATCAAATCAGGCTCAACATGTTCTAAAACATCACTGCTGTAGGTTAACTCAACTTCCTTAGGTAAAGGATTAGGAAATGTAGCAGGATCGAATGTATGTAAATCTATTTCAGGATATGTTTGAGATATAGTAGCACTGGTATGTCCTTTACCTGCGCCAAAATCTAAAAAACTTTTTATATTATTTTCTTTAATAATCTTATGAACTATTTCGGGAATATTTCTATTTAACCCAAATGTTTTTTTATTGTGTAGAGTTTTTAACTCTTCTAAATACTCTTTTGAATATGACATTTAACTTCCTAAAGTGTTGCATCTTCCATGCCTGCTACTCTTAACTTTACTATATTAGTTATCTGCCATTGCTTTTGATCTAGAGCTTTTAGAACACCTAACCATTTATTACGCATTAATGCAAACTCGTTTATAATTTTTTCATAGTCGCAAACATCTTTTTCTCCATCGACATATTTTTCTACATCGCGACTGCTTAATGCACGTTGATAGTTTTCAAGATATTTTTTAAAATATGAGCTGCGTAGTTTTCGCAGCTCAATATTCATATATTCAAGGATTGCTTCTATCTCTTGAAGCTGATTAAAACGATGTTCAACAATACCTGGCATTTCAGATGCTGCTTTTTCAACATTGCCTTTTAACTTTACCTCAGTTTTTGCTGTTGCTAGTTCAGTTTCAAAATGTTGTATTGCTGCAGGTATTAAACTAATATCTCTGCTAACACGGCTATACCAACCCATATTAATCCCAGTCGTCTTCGTCGTAATCGTCGTCTACATCTAAGTAATATTGAATAGCATTATCTAAATCTTTATCATTACCTAGCGATTCTTTTAGTACGATATCATCAACTCCATAGTCTGCAAGTAGATCAACAAACTTTTCTGCTGTTATTTCTACTTGTTTTTTATCTAAGTTTGGCTTAAACAAGTTCCAGATATCAACAATCTGTTCTTCATTCATTCTCGGCTAACTCCTCGTTATGATCAATCACTGCTTCTTCGTCAGCGTTAGCGATATTTACCATTTGTTCTTCTTTTGCCGGTAAATCGGCCATGATCATTTCGAGTTTGTCACCTGTCCAATTCTTACGATATTCTAGTGTTTCAACACCTGTACTATCAATGTATTTGTAACGATTACCTTGTTTCTCAAGTAAGCCTTTTGCTTCAAGCAAATCAAACATACCTGAATATGGATCCATACCTGTTTCGTATGGAATCTTAACTTGTACACCTTCAAACGGTTTTGCGTAACGTGTTTTCATAACTTTACACGCTGCACGAATACCATTTACTGTGCTGGTTTTGTTACCATCTGCATCCTCTTTTAGTTTTAGTTTTTTCATTGCTACAACCATTGAGCTTGCATAGATAAAACCGCTACCGCCTGAGATCTTATCATCTGGATCAAACATATCTTGACTTGCGTATGTGTGGTTAGTAACAACCATACCTACGTTATATGAACCAAACATATTAACACAGTTAGTAACCAATGCTTTTAGTGCTTTGGCCTTACGACCCATATCACCTTTCATATCACCTGCTTCAAACTGATTAACTTCAGTTGGTGACATAAGCATACCCAAACTATCAACTACAAACAATACTTTAGGACGATCTGCTTCGTCCATTGCACGATAGTCATCCATAAATGTTGAAATAGTTTTGGCAACGTCATCAATCATTGCCATATTGAGTTTTAGGATTTTGTCTTCTGTTGTTTCTACACCTAAGGCGTGTAGCCACTTTTCATCAAGAGCATTTTCACTGTCAATCAGTACAACAAAAATACCTTGTTCTTGTGCTGACTTGACAATATTACCAGACACAATATACGATTTACCTGCACCACTTTCGCCTGCAAATACGCTTACTTTGCCTAGTGGAATACCTCTACGGAAATCACCACTTAGCAGATAGTTAAGTGCATAGTTGCCTGTACTGATCCAATCTTGCGGATCATTAAAGCCTGCACTCATACCTTTAATAGATTTTGTTAATGAGTTTCGAAACTTGGAAGGATCGAATGCTTTTGTAGCCATACGTATCTCCTATTCTAAAAAGCGTAGGAAAGGGCCGAAGCCCTTTCTATTATTGATTTTGACGTGCTCTAATCATTGCAAGAATGTCTTGTGCGCCACCTGCATCACCTGCTGGTTCTGCCGCTGCTTCTGGTGCAGGTGCAGGCTCTGGTGTTGCTGCTGGTGCTGGATCTTGCCAACCAGTATCATTTACAGTTT